ATGACAAAGAAACTTCTTAAGAAGAAACGAGGATTTAAAGGCGTTGTAAATGAAAGTAAGTCTAGTAACAGCGACTCCTGATGCGGAGAAGTTGATGGCGTATGTCGCCAGAGTCAGCAACCCCAACAACCAGGAGAACCCTAACTACGCAGGACTACTTGGTTACTGCATTAAGCATGGTCACTGGTCTGTTTTTGAGCAGGCACACATGACTCTTGAGATTGAGACTACCAGAGGATTGGCAGCTCAAATTCTCCGTCATCGTAGTTTTACATATCAAGAGTTTTCACAACGTTATGCCAGCACTAATCTGCTGAGCGATCAGATTGAGTTACCTGAACTCCGTCGTCAGGACACCAAGAACCGTCAGAATAGTATTGACGATCTTGATCCTGAGGTTGTGGAGAAACTAAACAGACAGATGGTTACTCTTTTTAGTTCTGCTTCTTCTCTTTACACTCAAATGTTGGAAGCAGGTGTGGCAAAGGAGTGTGCTCGCTTCGTACTACCGCTTGCCTGTCCCACCAAATTATACATGACTGGTTCAGTTCGCTCGTGGTATCATTACATTGAATTGAGATCTGCTAATGGTACACAAAAAGAGCACATGGACATTGCTCTTGAGTGTAAGCGTATCTTTAAGGAACAGTTTCCTACAGTAGCAGAAGCAGCAGGATGGTAATGTACTCGGGTCCTGTCCATAGTTTAGAGCACCTTCGTCACCTGCCTAGGGTCACCCCACAAGAGATTGCTACTTACATCTTCCAGCAAGAGATTGTAGCGGTCTATCAGGGACGCTCTGAGGCAGGTCCTAGGGCATTAGGTAACCGGAGTATCCTATACGATCCTCGGGACGGTCTGGGACCCGACAGAGTGAACACAGTGAAGAACCGTGAGAAGTTCAGACCCTTTGCTGCCAGTGTGCTGGAAGAACACGCATCTGACTGGTTTGATATGTCAACCTTGGAGCATTCAAGGGAGATGATGTATGCTGTGGAGGCAAAGGAAGAAGTTAGGGATAAGATTCCTGCTGTTCTACATGTTGACTACACCTGTAGGATTCAGACTGTGACAAAGGAAATCAATCCACATTATTATGAATTGATCTCTGAGTTTTACAAGTACAGCAAGGTTCCTATGGTGTTAAATACTTCTTTTAACCTGGCAGGAGAACCACTGGTTGAGACACCACAGGATGCCATCGATACGTTCGATCGTTCTGACATCAAAGTGCTGTGGTTCCCAGAGATCAATCGTATGATAAAGAAATGCGAATCCTTGGAGTAAATTTATCAAACAATGGATCTATCTGTGTCGTCGAGGACGGACAGATAGATTTTTATTTGGAAGCAGAACGTGTGACCAGAGTCAAAAGAGATTCTGACGTTAGTAAACTGCTTGATATGGTTGATAACATTGATGTTGTTGCCATTGCTGATGCTTTCTGGAACACAGGAAGTAAGACAATGAATTCTACAAAGAATATCTCGAAGATTAAACGTCTCTTTCCTGATGCTGAGAAGGTGGACTATAGAGATAGACATCATCTGACTCATGCTGCCTGTGGTTTTTATAACTCTGGGTTTGAGGAGGCAGCAGTGATTGTAGTTGATAGTAGTGGATCTCATAGTGATAAGGGAGACGAATGTGAGACCATCTTTCATTGTAAGACAGGTCGTCGCTTTCACTGGAAAGTAAAGCATAAGGAATACAATACGTACAAAGTAGGTGATTCAGGAGAGTATGCTACCTGGGGTATTGGTAAAGAGTTTGATGCTGTAGCAGAGTTTTTAGAGTTAGGTGAATGTGAAGCAGGTAAGGTGATGGGACTTGCTCCATACAATACTCACCCGGATGCTACTCGTGTTCAAAAAGAGTGGGAGGATAGGTCTGTTGAATTGGTAGAGAAAGCACTAACGACAACTAAACAGAATAATATTATACTAACGGGTGGATGTTTTTTGAATTGTGTGGTAAACTATAAATTGACCAAAGCGTTCCCTGATGTAAAATTCTACGCTGAACCTGTGTCACATGACGGGGGTACAGCAATCGGTTCGGCATATCTATCTCACTATGCTCCCAAAATTAAGTCTTATTGACATCAGTTCTACAGTAGGGTGTAACCTAAACTGTAAAGGATGTAATCACTTTAGCAATTACTTTGCTCCTGGTAGTAAGATTGATACTGATCAACTGATCAAAGATATACATACCATTCTGCCTAGAGTATCCCTTGATAGGGTCTCTATAATTGGAGGAGAACCATTACTCAATCCTAGATGTCGTGAACTAGTTCATGCTTGTTTAGAGTATGATCATCCAGTTTATCTTTATTCAAACGGTATTCTCTTAGAAAAGAATCTTGATTGGATTATGGAAGACTTGGAGAACAATCCTACCATGCGATTGCGTATCAGTATTCATGTGGATGGGGTCGTTGAAATCGTAAACAAAATAAAGACGGATCAGTTGGTTGTTACAGACCATCGTAAGGGTATGGATCAATGGTTTACATCAATCAAACATACTAATGATGGTAAAGTTCATCCATACAAACACAATGATCCTGAAAGAAGTTTTAAAGCTTGTAGTTGTCCGAACACTCAGTTGTGGAAGGGTAAGTTATGGAAGTGTCCTAACTCTGCTTTCTTAGAACAACTTTTATACGTTACAGATCAATCAGATGACGAAGAGTGGCAACGGTATCTGGGTGGAGGTCTATCAGTCAACTGCTCTGACGAAGAACTCGCACAGTTTTGTGAGAACAATCTGAAAGCAGAGGACATATGTAACATGTGTACAGCAAGACCCATGTACATGAGCGCCGCACTTCAAAGCACTAAGAAAAACAAAATCGTTTTTTAATTCCATAAAAACAGGGAAAAAATCTCCGGCAAAAAATTGCCCCTAGGGTTTTTCTAAATACTCAAACACCATCATTATTATGCCTTCTTATCCTGTAAAAAATCTCAAAACTGGTGAAACGCAAACGCTTTCTATGAGTATGGTAGCGTATGATCAGTGGAGAAAAGATAATCCTGACTGGGACAAAGACTGGTCTCAGGGATGCGCTGGTGCTGTCTCGGGCACCGGAGATTGCTACAGCAAAACTGATGGTGGATGGAACGAAGTCCTTCATAAGGTAAGTAAGACTCCAGGATCTAAAGTAAAACCTCAGAAAACCACACACTTCTGATATGCCAGCAAGAAAAAAGAAGACATCCACACAAGTAGGTGCGGGGATGTCTGCTAAGCAAATGCAGAGAAAGAAACCTTTCAATGCAGATATGATGGTTGACGTTGAACCTCTGACAGCGAATCAAACTAGAGTGTTTGACGCTTATAAAGAAGACAAAAACGTTTACGCTTATGGTGCTGCTGGAACAGGTAAGACATTCATCATGCTATACCTGGCACTGAAAGAAGTTCTTGATCCCCTTACACCATACACTCGTGTGGTTATTGTAAGGTCTCTGGTATCTACCAGAGAAATCGGTTTCCTGCCAGGTGACCATGAGGATAAGGCATCCTTGTACCAGATTCCGTACAAGAATATGGTCAAGTACATGTTTGAGTTGCCTACAGACAATGACTTTGACATGCTTTGGGGTAACCTGAAGACACAGGAGTCTATTAAGTTCTGGTCTACCAGTTTCATTCGTGGCACCACGTTAGACGATTGTATTCTAATCGTTGATGAAGCACAGAACTTGAATTTTCACGAACTTGATAGTATAATCACTAGAGTTGGTGAAAATTGTAAGATCCATTTCTGTGGTGACGCTGCCCAGACGGACCTTATTAAAACTAACGAACGAAATGGTATTCTTGACTTTATGAAGATCCTTGCGGCAATGCCAGAGTTTGAGTCAATCGAATTTGGTGTTGAAGATATTGTAAGATCTGGTCTAGTTAAGAGTTATATCCTTAATAAGATTGCCCTTGGATTTTAATGTTTGAACATGTTAATGTTGATCTTCCTAAACTAAAACGGAAGAATATTG